TATATCTGGCAAAGTACTAATTATAGTAATTAGCCGGGATTCAAAATCAAATACTTAAAATCTATTTGATTGATGAATTACTCCTCGTATTTTCAAGGAACTTTTTCGATCAATTCAAAATGATTTAGGCTCTAATGGTCCAGATATTTCATTAGCAAATTCTAATATTTTCAATGGATTATCTAATTTGATTTTCCTAATATTAGTTTTTGATCTATAAAATGTCAAAGATTCATATAAAGCCAACAGATCATTATGATCCTTTAAGAATGACTCTACCTCTGAATTCAAGTACAATCTTGAATCTACGTATCGAGTATTAACAAGGGAAGATGAAAAATATTTCAAATCATATTTAGCCAGTCAATAAGTATTTCCAGTATCTGGATTTAAATCGATTCCACGTAAATCTTTTAAATTTCTAAGAGATTTAAGGGAACCAGATTTCAGATTAAAGAAAATATTAGAAAAGGGAGACATACCAATGAAAATAGTTTTAAATTCTTTAAAACTATCCTCATTGTAATATGACCTCTGAGTTAAAGGTTTATCCAATTCAAGAGAAATATTATTATCAATTAAATTGGTATAAAATTCATCTAAATTAGGAGATGAAATTAACTCGTCTAATATATGTATTCTATTATTAATGTTATCTGTAATCATTATGGATCTAATCGCTTGTTTAATTCGATTAACCATAACTAATTTCAGGCTCATAATATTGAGAATACCGATTAGTCTACCTTCTTCTGATTCTATAGGATTTTTAAAAATTTTTGTTTTAAAAAAATCCTCCATTGTTCTTTTCAAGATAGGATATTCAACTAGTGAGTATCTATCTGAAGAAAAATTTTTAGGATTATTCCTATATAGAATCAAAGAGAGTAAATCCACCAAGGAGATTTGCTTATTATTTACTAATTGAGTAGCATAAGCTATTAAAGGATATATTCGATCTTTTACCGATAAGGTAGTGGACCGAAGATTCCCAATTATAAATAATTTTCACAAATTTTTTCCTCAATTATTATTTATTAAACGAGTTGTAACACTCAATCGAGTAAAGAGACTATTACTAGTCAACAATTCTTTAAAAGATAAAGGTGAAACATCATTCCCATAATAGGAAGTTCGTTTAGCAAATTCTAAAACAGGTAAATTTTCTGATATTATTGACTTAGATAAGTTTATAGATATACCTAAACCTTGACAAAGGTTTTGATATTCTAAAGCTATATCTTTATCATATAAAGACAGATCATCTCCTAGTACAACATACTGATCGTATCACTGACCTTTGGGAACTTTATTTAATGATTGAGCCAAATATTGAATCATCATATGGTGAGTCAAATTAAGCATCGCTCAGGAAGATAAGGCACCCATAGGTTGACCAACCGCATATCTAAGGCTCTGAGGAGGTATATCGTAATCATTAATAGAGATTATATAATCCCTATCGACCAAAATACTACCCCATAAAGAACCTATACCAAATAAACTATTTAAAATAGTTATTTGGGAAGATAGTGGAAGACGATCAGTAGCCGCACTAAGATCAAAGCCATAGGAACAATTATACTTAACCGATAAGGTTTGAGCATAAAGGAACCCAGAGTTTTGATCATTAGTAAAATCATTAGGTAAGTGTCGGAAAAGATTAAACAACTTGTTATGTAAAGGGCTAAACAATGATTGGGTTATAATATCCACCATTGCGAAAACTCTTAACTTACCAGCTGCCTCCTCTTTAAAAGAAAGCTTACCTATTGGACCGTTCGATGATCCTATTCCAGTGATATTATATTTCTCTTTTAGAAATTCAATATTATCAAATAGGATCAAAAGGTTTAAAGACTTGGTTAATTCAATGTATTCTTTAAATTTACCAAATAAGACAGAGTCTTGTTTGATAGATCAATAAGAATCAATTAAATGACTATAACTTACAGATCCTAAAGGTGAAGATTTTACTAATTTTAATATATTAGTAACTTCTAAATCTTTTATAGAAAATTTAGAAAATTTTAAAAGACATGATAAACTATTATTAGTTAATCAAGTATTGAAATCGTCTAGAGTTCTATGGGATCCATTAAATGGATCTGTAATCGTATTAAGTTTAGGAGTAAAAGGAATTTTGATAATTCGATATAATGTAAATATCGATAATCACATTCTAATAACTCTTAAACTACGATTACAGATAGCTGATCTATCCTGCAATTTTATAATTGAAGGAAGACCAGATCTACTTAATCTCGGAAAGTTATAGTCAGGCTCAATCTCTCTCATACTTGAGAGAGGTTGACCTGCCAATTTCTTTTGGATACATAGCTGACTTGCTTTTAGATATTTGACTGTATACACCTCTCCGTGATTCTTGACCATTTTGATCAAAAATTTACCGAAGTTATGTAACATTCTGAATCGAGAAGACTCCTTAGTATTTAAAAGAGATAAGGTTATAATTTTATAACCTATCTTTTTTAATACCAATAAAAGATGATAATCATCTTTTAGTGAGATCATAGTACCCGCTTTGTATATATCTTTAATATAGATTAATTTAGTAAAGAAGGATTTACTTCAATCTTTAGATGATTGTGTAAATTTTTTCATTATTAGTTAGTTTATATTATTATCATAGTTTAAATGGTTTCGTAAACCTTACAAGTAGAGGATTTACGACCTATATTAATTATGATCTTCGTGTATGAGTTTTCTCATTTAAACACGGAGGAGATAGACAAATGGAACTAGTCTGCGGTTCCTCGTTAGAGGGACAGAAGACCAAAAGGGACCACCCGATTTAGTTTAAATTAAATATTTAAAGCACTAAATCTATGTATTCGACCACAAATATATTTAGTATTATAAACTAAGGTTTATAATCCAATAAAATGTTAGTCTAAGATATTTTTATCTTAGGATTTCATAGAGAGCGAAAAC